TTAGCTACCATTTCTTCTTCGGTAGTTTCAAACCAATTCTCTTTGTCTTTAAATGTTTTAATTATTTTCATTTTGTTTATTTTTAGTTAGTAAATTTTTATATAAATTCTCTATTAATTCCGTTGTTTCTTTTAAGGTTTCTTTAGTAAAATTATCGTCAGCTCTCCTAAGTAAGTATTTAAGATTCCCCTGAATTTTACCAAATTCCCCTGCTTGATGTATATTCATTTTGTTAATATTTATCTGTTACTTCATAACCATCTACTGTTATTTCGATTTCAGAAATTTCAGCTATATTAGATTTATTAATTCCTAATTCAGTTAAAAAATAAATCCATTCGTTATTATTTCTAAAATAATGTTCTGAAAATGTTAATGTTCTCATAGTGTTTTGTTTTAGTTAATATTTGTTTTTAAGTAGTTTTTTATATTTCTATAGCTTTAACTACATAACAAATATAAACAAATGTTAATAAATAAAGTGTTAAGGAAACGTTAATGTTTTGTTAGATTATTTATTTTTAAATTGAGTAGAACATACAGCAACTCTTTGATTAGCGTCTCTGTATTCATTAATCATAACAACATCATTCATACATCTTTGAATAAAGGCTCTGCGTGTTTCGTTTTGTTTTGGTTTAGGTATTGGCATATTTTTTTATTATATAGTTATTTATTTCACTTATCCATTCTTTCCATTCTTTTTTTCTACAAGTACAAGGCTCATGATATTTGTGGTTAAATATTTCAGCATGGAGGCGACAGATTAATTCAATACCGTCTCTTTCAATTACATTTTGTTTTTTTCTTTGCTGAAAGTCTTTCCACTTTTTTAAATCCTCTTTTACCATAATTTTACTTGATTTGCTTTTTCTTTCCTTTTGTCGCAACCGCAATTATCCTTCCATATCTTTTTGATCAACCATTTTATTCCTGTGTATGTTGTAATCTTTTCTATTAAATCTCCTAATCCCATTTTATGTTTTCTTTTAATATTTTTTTTGTATTGGTATATGTATTATAAAGAGAGGCATAAGAAATACCGGTTTGCCTAGATAATTCAGCTACTGTTACCCCGTTAGATATTATTTCAAAAACTTTACGATCATACCAGTAAAAGGAATCTAGAACTTCTTTTAATTGCTTCATAGCCTTAACTGTGTCTTTTTTTTCAACGTATCCCTCTTCTTTTATATATAACTTTAAATTATCAATATTTATTTTCTGTACCTTTCTCTCCGCAGCACTAAGAATATAATACATACTCTTTAATGTTTTGTATATGTAAAAATAATTTATATCATCTTTATAACTAATATCCAATCCCCCTTCCAATAAAACGTTTATTTTTAAATACATTTCTTGAACTATATCCTCTGCTAATGATTTAGGACAACCGAAAGAAACAACCATTCTAACCCAGTCCTTATGTTTTTTAGCAATTTTCTTTAATACCGCTTCCATCCTTTAACATAATAAATTCTTACCCGCTATCTCAAAACCTACATTATTGGGTATAGATTTAAAAAGCAGTGGAGCTTCTATGGGTGTAGGTTTGTAACCTAGCTCCTGGTGCTTGACCTTCGCTATATATAATCTTGTATACATCCAATTCTTTTGATCATACAAATATCTATGAATGATTAAATAATCATCCGACCTATTCCCAAACATACCTCCCATTTCACTATCTCCCATCATAGGGGGTATAGGCTGTCCTTCATAATCATGTCCTTTATGGTGTTTCTTTCTTAATGCTTCTGTTACAGCATGGGTGTTTACCCATAAGCTAATATTAAATTTCTTACAAAAAATCCTCATGTCAGTTAAACTCTCATAGCTATACTCATAAGCATTACTACCTGGCGGGATCTTTTTTCTTAAGGAGTTAACGGGGTCCAAAAGCATACCATCATAATCCCATGCATTTTTAATAGAGGTAGCTAATTCAATAATTTCTTTATAAGTATACTGTCGATTACAGTCTATAAATTTAAAATGATTATATACAAAGTCTACATGAGGTTTATACCTATCTTCGTTTATTTTATTTATAGGTTCCCCCTCGAGGAATTCTACCAATTTCCTAATAAGGGTATAGGGTTCGTTCTCGGAACTAAAAACCAACCATTTCAGTTTATGCTTCTTAGAATATAATAACATTAAATATAGAATAAAATGCGTTTTGCCCACATTAGCGTGCCCTAATATTATATTTAAGTTTCCATGAACAAACCTAAATTTAGAATCAAATTCTTCAAGGCCTACTTTTAAAGCTTCCCGAGTTTCCCCCTTTCTGACTTTGTTCAGTTTCTCTAAATGTTCCGCGAAATTTATTAACATTCTTTAATTTAAAAAGGTAAGTCTTCCTCTGTTTCTCTTCCTGGTGATTGATCAGATACAGAAACTTCCTGCTCTGCTTTATCTATCTTCCAACATGCAAGGGTAGTAAAATACCTTACCTCCCCTTTTGGATTTTTCCATTTTCTCCCTTTTAAATTATAAGACATTTCAACAACGTCTCCTATTTTTAGATTGTTTAACATTCCTATTTTATCCTGCAGAAAATCAATTGATAGCTCCTGGGGGTAATCCCCTCCCGTTTTAACTATCACTGATTGAACTTTAAACTCTTTTTCCTCTTTACCTGAAAAAACCTTCAGATCTTGGATCTCTTGAATTTTTACTTTTACACTTCCCATTTTTTCTGTTTTTTAGATTTAACACTTGATCTTTTAAATTCCTCACTTTCGTCCTCACCAAAAACTCCAAGTTCATAAAAACCTGTTACTTTTAATACAGCTCTAGAAAGTGCTCTTTTTTCTGCCATTTCCATAACGTACCATGTTATACAATTGCCATCTCTAAAACCATCGCCTTTTAATGCTGATCCAAATGTTTCTATCCATTTATGTTTCTCAATATGTGCAATAGCTTTTACGCATGCAAATTTAGGTTGGCACTCAACTACTTCGTAACTAACATTTATTTTTTCAAAAGCTTGAATTTTCTCAATACCAGTACGAGTGATAATTAAATAATTTTGATGTTTAAAAACATCTTCCTTTGCTAGTCCATATTTATTATAGAGATTAGCGATTTTTTCTCTGTCCATTTTTTTGTGATTTGTTAATAATTACCTTTAATTGATCAATCTTACCTTCTAAGCATAATATTCTTTGATAATATAATTCAAGGAGTTGATCTTTTCCAGATGGAGTTTCCATTTTATTTTTATAAATGTATAAATAAATTTTTAATAATTAACGATTGTTAATAAAAAAAGGAGCTGATTATGAAACCAACCCCTCTTTATCACAGAACACTAAAATAGACTTATAAATATAATTCTTTTTTTCTATTTTCTATAGATTCTTTATAATATTTTATTAACTCCTTTAAATCATCGTCGGAGTGTTTAATAATTTTTCTACTTTCCTGTAAAAGCTCAGCAGCAATATCATATCCGTATTCCTTGTTTAAATTTAAAGCGAATAAATAACTTTCTCCATAACGAGCACAGTTACATGCATAACACTGCACCCTGCAATTCCTTTCATCCCATCTCAAAATTCTTTTAGCCCTACTAATCCAATGACCATTTTGCATCCCCTGACCTTTCCAAAAACCAGATTTTCCGCAAGTATAGCAATTTACTCTACCTAACTTATTAGAATATTTCAAACGGATATATTCGCTAAACACGGAATCAAGCTGTTTAACAAGTCCTTTCCTGGATCTTTTTCTCATACTATTTCATTATCTAGGGTTTGGATAAGAAGCCTTAAATCTTCTTTATCAAAAGTACCTGAGATAGATTCTTTGTATGTTTTTAAGGATAGTTCGTACTTAGTATCTTTAGTGTTGTCTAAGCGTTTGATTTTTGTTTCAATATTCATATCGTAAAACTAATAAAAAATATAATACATTATATACTAAATATACATTTATTTAATGTATTAGTTATGCGCGTGATGGATTTATTTATTATTTATGGTTTTCATTACTTTCTCAAGCCCTCTACTACCAAAATAAAAAATAGTCATTGTTGAAAAAAGCGAAGTAATACTAGGGATGTATTGCTCTTTGATCTGGAAGTCCCCTAAATTACCATCAAAAAAGATACAAGCCATATACAAAACAAACATAGCTGCATAACTTATAGGACGTACTAATCTAGTAACATTATGCTCATTGTCAGATTCAAGCCTCTTAGTAACCTCCTGCATCTCGATAGCGTCCTGTTTTAAGAGTTCTAAGGCAATCTCTTTGTCCTGTTGAGGTATAGCATCATCTTTAGAAATAACGTTCTTTAAAACGCCTAATAATCCTTTGTCTGGTAATACGTCTCCAACCCCGTCTAAGAGCTTTGGAGCTACTTTAGATAAGAAACCCCCAACCTTTGTGTCTTTAAACTTCTTTTTTGGCATAAAACTTAAATTTTAATTGTATAACAAATAAATAAATATTTAACTCATTGTAATTATATTCCTCATTTGAAGGATAATAATTTATTCCTGCTATGCAAGATGTCGGAAAAAGAGATATAATAAAA